GGATATGTTATCTACGCATCTAGAACACAAGATAAGAAAAAGAATCCATTGCCCATAGATAGTAAGATGGGATACTTACACGAAATGTTCCCAGGTACACAATTTGTTGCCGCTAATGATCAAGTTAGAACTCCAATTGAGGCAGTTAAACATTTAAACGAAAAATATAGTAATATTATTATGGTTGCTGGAGCAGATCGTGCTACAACATTCCAAGAATTATTAAACAAATATAACGGTGTTGAATTCAAATACCATACTGCTACTGTAGTATCATCTGGCGAACGTGATCCTGATTCAGATTCAATCGAAGGAGTTAGCGGAACCAAAGTTAGAGAATTTGCGGTAGCAGGCGACTTTAATAATTTCAAAGCCAATTTACCTAACGGTACAAGTGATCAAACTGCTGAACGTTTAATGAAAGAGTTACAAGGATTAATCGGTGCTCCTAAAGCTCCTAAACCAACAGCAGAAAAACAAGATATGATGGCAGGCGTTGGACTTATGCCTAATGAAAATTGGGATAGTGGCGGAAGCGAAGAAGCTGGAAAAGCAGGAGGTGGCGGTGCTGGCAGAAATTATGTCTCTTATCGTGAACCACAATTTAGAGAAGGTTGGAGTGATCGTATGGTTGCTCAAAGAACAGGACGTCCACGTACACCTTATTCAGTATACATCAAAGGTAAAAAATGGAAAGACTTTGAGAACGATGATCATGCTGAAGCCGTAGCAAACAAACTACGTGCTAAACTTAAAGCAGATGGTCGTGATCCTAATGTTATTACTATTGCTCCTACAGACTACGAGAAAGGTGTAGCGGAAGTTAGCAAAGCAACATTAGGAAATTATGTTAAAGCCAATGCTAACGATCAAGTACAACACGCTAGTTCACAAAGTTTTAAATCAGGCAAAGCAGGCGACAAATATAATAAGGCAGATGCTTGGGATCATAGAACTAAGAAACGTGAAAAAGGTATGGATCGTGCTGTCCATAGACTTACAAAAGAAGAAAAACAACGTCTAGATCCCAAATGCTGGAAGGGTTACAAAAAAGCCGGTACTAAGATGAAGGGTGGCAAACGTGTTAATAATTGTGTACCAGTTGGCGAAAATGTTGAAAATATTATGGGACACTTAATTAAGCTGTTGGAGTCTAAGTAATGTTACTACTTCAACTCTTTGAATCAGACGGTAAGGATGCTAACCTAATGGATATGATGCCGTTTTTCTTGCCTCTCGCTTGTAAAGAGTTAAAGTTAGATCATGTACCTAAAATTAAGTTATTAAAAAATATCGAAGATGAAGAACAGCCAACTTTTGGTAAATTTGTCGACGATGAAAATACAATATACCTAGCATTAGAAAATCGTCATCCTGTAGATATTCTACGCACACTAGCACACGAAATGACACACTACAAACAAGGCACAGAACACGAATTAGCCGCAGGCTCAGGACGCACAGGCAGTCCAGAAGAAAACGAAGCAAATACAGTAGCAGGCATTATCATGCGTAATTTTAATAAAGCGCATCCCGAGTTCCTAAGAGCTCATCCAACGGAATTTTAATAAATATAACATTATGAGAGCAAAAGAATTTATTGTTAGAGAAGCAAGGGATATGAATCCAAAAGAGTTTCGCCACGACGCAATGTCAGCGTTACCGGGTGCACATGCCTGGCCAGAGCTAGATAATAGTTCTGGTTATCTAGCATACCGTTTCGGTGTTGCTGTAGCAGGTATGCCAGATCAAAAGATGGATGTAGCTGGTCCGACTGGACTTAAAATGGTTACTATCGGATATACTGAAGCAGATCGTGCTATTTTAGATGCGGCACAAGGATTAGTAGGTACTCCCAAAGTACGTATTACTTCAGACGGCAGTAAAGAAATGCCCGATGTTTCTACAGTAAGCCCTGTAAACAATTGGAATCCTAGAAATGGTTCTCCTAAAAAGAAGAAAAAGAAATGAAAATACAAGAACTATTAGAATCAGCGACTAGCGGAGGAACAAGTAGCGGCAATGTTGCTACTGCTATTTCTACTGGCAATGGTTCTAATGTCGGAACATTCTTCGGTGGATCTTATGAACAACCAAATAATCCTTGGAATAAGAAAAAGAAGAAAGTTAAAAAAGAAACAATGGTGAGAAGATAACATGAGCAATTATTGGAGCCAAGATGCCGCTAATAGACAAGCAGGCGCCGAAAGAAAAAGACACAGCGATTTCAAACGTAGTGAACACGATGCCGAATGGAAGCGTGAACAGGAAATTGAAAGAGAACGTAAAGACGCAGAACGTGGCCCATGGTATATCCGAATTGATGGAAAAATTTATAAACAAAAAGGTCAACCTAAAGCGTTTGACTGGAAGAAAGGTGCTAATAACTACGCACTTGCTATGCTTAAGGATAAACCAGATATGATAGCAAAAACACAACTTACAAAAAATCCAAAAGATAATGAACAGCCAATGTCTGAAAATGACATGACATCGTTCTTTAAAGACTTACAAAAGAACAATCCTAAATTTAAAAACTTACGTGTACACGGTGACCCAGAACATGATGAATTACGTAAGCAAGATGAGATTGAACGTCAGAAGCGTAGAGCCGCAGATGATGAAAGAAACAACCAAGCAAGATCAGCGGCCGTTGAAAAAGACCGCGCTAATCTTCCAGAACTAAAGGCTCTGTTACAAAAACTAACAGCGCATTTTGATCCACAATATGATTATAGTGATGATTATTCTTTTTGGAGTAAGCAAAAGGATCTACACACTAAAATACAAACATTGAAATCTAGAATTGCTAAAGCAGAAAATCAAGGTGTGGCGGAAGGCTTTGCTGAAGGTGAAGATGTAGATTCATTCAAAAATAGTTTACACACTATTGTTCGTGTTGCTAGCCATTTAGAAAAAAATATTGCTGATGATGAACACTTTGAAGAATGGGTCGTTGAAAAAGTCGGAGCGGCAAAGTCTATGATAGTTGCTGTTATGGATTACATTATTAGTGCGCACGAACAAGGTCATGGTGATCATATGGACAACGGCGATTCAGTTGATAAAGCTAATTTAGAATTAGGTATGAATGAATGGAAGAAGAGTCATAAGGCTCCAATTAAACCACGTAACTTTGTTGCCAAAAATGCTACTACAGGTGGAGCAGGCGCACACAAAGATAAAAAGAAAGACGCTAAACAAGGTAAAGAGAAACACAAGAAAAAACCAGAGTTAGCCGAAAGCGCAACATACGCACGTAAATTAAACGTGTTATATGAAACCAAATTACTAACAGAAAAAATTAGAAGTTTGAAGAAATAAATCACAAAAGACTTGACTTCTCCTGTGCCGTTATATATACTATAGCACACAGGAGATTTTTTATGAGTAAAGCATTTGGCGCACCAGAGCAGGCAAAGATTAAGCAAATCGTTTCAGAAGGCATGACAGTTATGCAAGAGATTCAAGATTTGACAGAAGGTCTTAATGAGACCATTAAAGCAGTAGCAGAAGAGCTTGAAGTTAAGCCAAGCGTTATTAAGAAAGCTATTAAGATCGCACAAAAAGATCAATGGGATCAAGTATTCCGTGAATTCGATGATTTGGAAACAATCGTTGATATTAGTGGACACGCTAACCGTCGTGAAGATTAATGATAGATACAATTTTTAAACCTACACTTGAATGGATACAATATGATTATCGCACTAATAGTTTTCGCTTTGCTGTTGAGCTTTTGGCTTGGGCTATCAGTATCGGCTGCTCAATTACAATGGCCGTCACTGTACCAAATCCTCCGCTACTGTACTTATATCCTGTTTGGATCAGTGGTTGTGGTATGTATGCTTGGGCTAGTTATACTAGGCGATCATTCGGCATGTTGGCTAACTACATCTTGTTAGTAAGTATAGATTCAGTTGGCCTAGCTAGAATGTTAGCTAAATATTTTTGAGAAAGGTTCAGCGAGCCACAAATCGCTATATAGAAGGTTGCCGGCCATAAACGGTAGGAGAAAATATGAGTTACGTTGATGCCATTTGGGATCGCGAGAAAGACATTGTACGTGTCGTTGAGCGTGATCCAAAAAAGGGTAGAATCTATCAAGATTACCCTGCAAAATATCTTTTTTACTATCCTGATCAAAAGGGTAAGTATCGTTCGATTTATAATGAACCACTTAGCAAAGTTACTGCTAAGAGTTGGAAAGAATTCATTAAAGAACAAAAAATTCATTCAGGACATAAACTATACGAAAGCGATATTAACGCCGTATTCCGTATACTTGAAGAAAATTATCTAGGACAAGATGCTCCTAAACTAAATGTAGCCTTTTTCGATATTGAGGTGGACTTTGATCCAGAACGTGGCTATGCGTCTCCGGATGATGCATTCATGCCAATTACTGCGATTTCAGTTCACCTACAATGGTTAGAAACACTAGTTACATTTGCTATTCCTCCAAAGACATTAACTATGGAGCAGGCACAAGAACAAGTTAAAGACTTTCCAAACACAATGCTTTATGAAACTGAAGCAGAAATGTTAGATGCGTTTTTAGATCTTATTCACGATGCTGATGTTATTAGTGGGTGGAACAGTGAAGGATTTGACGTACCGTATACTGTTAATCGTGTTACAAAAGTTTTGTCAAAAGAAGATACAAGACGTTTCTGCTTATGGGATGCTATGCCTAAGAAACGTGAATATGAAAAGTATGGCAAAGACGCTGTTACATATGACTTTGTAGGTCGTGTTCACTTAGACAGTTTAGAGTTGTATCGCAAATACACTTATGAAGAACGTCATACATATCGACTAGATGCGATTGGTGAAATGGAAATTGGTGAACGTAAGACTGTATATGAAGGCACACTTGATCAATTATACAATAATGACTTTAGAACATTTATCGAATACAACAGACAAGATACGGCATTGTTAGATAAACTAGATAAGAAATTAAAGTTTATTGATCTAGCAAGTACTGTTGCTCATGAAAATACAGTATTGTTACAAACAACAATGGGTGCGGTAGCTGTTACAGAACAGGCTATTATTAATGAAGCACATCATAGAGGTTTGATTGTTCCTAGTCGTCCTAAACGTGATGATACATTAGATACACAAGCGGCTGGTGCGTATGTTGCGTATCCTAAAAAAGGATTACATGATTGGATCGGGTCATTAGATATTAACTCACTTTATCCATCTGTCATTCGTGCGCTTAATATGGGCCCAGAAACTATTATTGGGCAATTACGCCAAGAGTATACTCGTAACGAAATTGACGGTAAGATTGCTAAAGGCAATTCATTTGCCGCTAGTTGGGAAGGTAAGTTTGGTAGTAACGAGTACGAACTTGTAATAGCCAAAGACAAAGCCAACGATATTATTATCGATTGGGAAAGCGGAGAAACTGATGTACTCACAGGAGCACAAATTTACGAGTTAATGTTTGAAAGTAATCAACCATGGATGATTAGTGCTAATGGTACAATTTTCACACACGAACATGAAGGTATTATTCCTGGACTGTTAAAACGATGGTATGCTGAACGTAAAGAAATGCAAGCCAAATTAAAAGAAGCGATAAAGGCAGGAAATAAAATTGAAGAAGAATACTGGGACAAACGACAACTCGTTAAAAAGATTAACCTTAATAGCCTGTATGGTGCTATTCTTAACGCTGGGTGCCGCTTCTTTGATAATCGTATTGGACAATCAACGACCCTTACAGGTAGATGTATTGCCCGTCACATGGCCGGGAAAATCAACGAAGTCATTACAGGCGAATACAACCACATCGGAAAGAGCATCATTTATGGAGACACTGACTCCGCTTACTTTAGTGCCTATACATCCTTAAGGAAAGAAATCGATAAGAAAGAAATTCCTTGGACTAAAGAAACAGTTGTTCAATTGTATGATCAAATTGCTGAAGAAGTTAATGGTACATTTCCACAGTTTATGCTTGATGCGTTCCACTGCCCTAAGTCACGTGGCGAAGTTATTAAGGCAGGACGTGAAATTGTTGCCATTAAAGGCTTGTTTATTACCAAGAAGCGTTATGCTGTATTGTATTATGACAAGGAAGGCAAACGTAGTGACATAGATGGTAAGCCTGGTAAAATTAAAGCCATGGGCTTAGATTTGAAACGTAGTGATACGCCAGAATTTATGCAGAAGTTTTTAGAAGAAATCTTAACTAAGGTACTCAATGGCAGTCAAGAAGAAGAAATTCTAGATCGCATTAGCGAGTTCCGAACAGAATTCAAAGCCCGCCCAGGTTGGGAGAAAGGAAGTCCAAAACGTGCCAATAATATCGCGGAATACGAAGCTAAAGAGAAGAAGTCTGGCAAGACTAATATGCCGGGCCATGTTAGAGCAAGTATTAATTGGAATACGCTCAAAAGAATGAATGGCGACAAATACAGTCAACAGATCGTTGATGGTATGAAAGTTATTGTTTGTAAAATGAAAACCAATCCATTAGGATTTACTAGTATTGCTTATCCTGTGGATGAATTGCGTTTACCTAAATGGTTCCAGGACCTTCCATTCGATCACGGAGAGATGGAAGCTACTATTATTAACAATAAGGTAGAAAATCTTATTGGCGTATTAGAGTGGGATTTAAAGTCAACTACTCAAAATAATACGTTCGGCAGTTTATTCAACTTTGAATAAAAATTATTTGACTTATACCAAAAACCTAAATATACTTAACAAAAGGAAACTAAAATGAAAGATATTCTACAAGACATCGTGGGTCATACTCACAACCTAGGCTTTTTAAACATCGTTAAAGTTACTGGCGATGATAAGAAAACATTAATCGACAGTATGGCTGATGACCGTAGTGTTATTATGTACGCCGAAACAGCAAATCCATATCCAGATATGATCGGTACATTTGGTATGCCACAATTAAACAAATTGAAATATTTGATCGACGGTGCTGAGTACAAAGAAAATGCTACTATTGAAGTTGTTACACAAGACCGTAATGGTGAAACTATTCCAGTAGGCATTCACTTTGAAAACAAAGACGGAGACTTCAAGAACGATTATCGTTTTATGAATACAGAGATCATTAACGAAAAGTTAAAGACTGTAAAGTTCCGGGGCGTTAAGTGGGATGTTACTATTACTCCTAGCGTACAATCTATTCAACGTTTTGCTTTCCAAGCAGGTGCTAATACAGAACATACAACATTCTTAGCAAAGACAGATGGCACTAATCTAGTGTTTACATTCGGTGATGCCGCAAGTCACGGTGGTGAGTTTGTATTTGCTACAGACGTTACAGGTAAATTGAACAAAGCATGGACATGGCCTGTTGCTAGTGTGTTGAGTATTCTTAAGATTGCCGACGCTAACAATGCTACAGTAAGTTTCAGTAATGAAGGCGCAATGCAGATTGAATTAGACAGCGGTTTGGCAACATACAAATATATCATTCCAGCACAAGCATGATAAACGGATTATCATCATCTGGCCAATTTATGTATATACATGGGGGTCATTCCAACAACCCCTATGTTAATATGGGTAATCCGTCAGCAGGTATGGTACGTTATAACGGTAATAGTAATAATTTAGAAGTGTATGACGGTAGTGTCTGGCAAACACTTAGTGGAAGTATTGCCACAGTTGGATTACAAAGTAATGCCGAAGCCGCAATTCAGTGGGCAATGGATAAGATGAACAAAGAATTGGAGTGGAAAAAGTTGGCAGAAGATAGTAAAGCTGTTAAACTTGCACTAGCAAACCTAAATAAAGCCGAAGAACAATTAGAACTAATAGCTATATTAGCAAAGAAAGAATATGATACAGAAAAAACCACCAGTTGATTTAACCCCGTTACAAAAAGATTACGCAGTCTATTTGCCTGCGATTAGTTGTTTTTATTCCAATTATCCTAGTAAACAACGCAAAGAACAATTTGTTCCAGCTAGTCGTATTCCTAAAGGATTCGACAGAGGTATCCAAGGTATGGACTTTTTAGATCCAGAACAAGGATATTTTTATTACAAGTACGCATTGTTTTCAGCAGGTCACGCAACGTTAGATCCGGTTAAATCGTGGGATGCCGACGCAATGGTACAACAACGTGATCGCAGTAAGACAATGATCTTAGGCGATTCAGGTGGATATCAAATTGGTAAAGGTGTTCTTAAATTTGATTGGTTAAATTTTGAAGGCCCTGCGGCTAATAAAACACGCAAGCAGATCTTAGAATGGTTAGAAGTTACTGCTGACTGGTCAATGATGCTAGACGTTCCGACATGGGCTTGCGATCATATCCATAGTCCAAAGACTGGATTGAAAACATTTGAAGACTGTTTGGAAAAGACACGTTTTAATAACGATTATTTCTTAAACAATCGGCTAGGTCAAACTAAATGGCTTAATGTTTTACAAGGTAGCGATTGGGATACTGCTGAAAGATGGTATCAAGGTGTAAAAGAATTCAGTGATCCAAATGGTACATATAAAGGTAAAGAAGCAGAAGGTTGGGCATTTGGTGGTGCCAATATGTGTAAGATGGACATTACTCTTAAACGTCTAATGACTTTGAGAGATGAAGGGTTACTTACTAATAAAAACTGGATTCACTTCTTGGGTACAGCTCAATTAGACTGGAGTTGTTACTTAACTCTAATTCAACGTCAAATTAGAAAACATATTAATCCAGATATTACTATATCTTTTGACTGTGCTAGTCCGTTCATTGCTACTGCTAAAGGTCTTGTGTATACAAACGCACAACATACTAACAAGCGTTGGTCAGTTATTATGGATAAGGCTCCTGATAATAAATTACTTTCAGAATCAGAAATACAGTTCCCGTTTGAAAGTGAAATCGCAAGTAGATTAACGATGGGAGATATTGCTTATTACAATATCGGTGAACGTAAGACTGATAAAGAATTAAATGGCGTTAAATTCGATCACCTTAATCCAGATCATTATCATGTAGTTCCTAAACTTAATAAGTTAGGCAAGATTCCAAACAAAACAAGTTGGGATAGTTTTAGTTACGCAATGATGATGGGGCATAATGTTTACTGTCATATTGTAGGTGTACAAAGAGCTCAACAATTAATGGATATCGAATGTACTAGGTTTAAACCTAATTGGAGAACTTGGGGCATTGAAGGTAAGAAAGAAAAAGAATTCAGCGATTGGGTTCCACGTAGAATCTTATACTTTGCTACATTTATTGAAGAATTGTTTGAAACAAAAAACAAACAAGAAGCATTTGACTTAATCGATAATGCTACTGTATTTTTACGTAGTTTAGAAGGCGCACGTTTACAAGGCGGTCCAAAACCACACGCTAATAAAGGCTTGTTTGATTGGGGTGATGCTAAACCTGCTAAAGAAGAAGAATTCGACCAACAGGACGATGACGATCTAAGAGACTTGGAGGAAGGAAAGGTGAAAGACATTGATGAATCGTGAAAAAATGGAACATCATTACGCTAGTCTAAAAGAAGTTCACTCTGTTTTAGACAAAGAGATTGATCAAAAAACAAGGACTGGAAATTTTACAGATGCCGAAATTGAAAATCTAAAAAAGAAACGTCTTAAAATTAAAGACGATATGGAAGTATTATCAAAACGAATCAGAGGAGTAATATGAATAGAGATTACGCATCTGGAACAGCTGACAATGTAGAATTCTTTGTTGGCGTCGAGGTTGAACATAGCCCTGCTTACGGAATGGAAACATTATTTGTAACTGGTGCTCATCCTTCTCAAGTTGTATTAGATCTTGCGGCAGAACATAAAGTCAAGCACATTTATTTTGGCGCCAATCAAAGTTTCAAAACTGGTGGTGTTAATGATCTAGTAACTTGGCGTCTTTGGGAAGAAATGATCTTTCCTTGCCTTAAAGCAGGTTACTGGTGTACATTAGACTTTGATGTTAAAGAAGCAGAAGGTGTGTTGGAAGGCGGATTTAACGAATACAGAAAATTTATTTCGATGATATCCGTGAAGCTTCCGTACTTGACACAGTTTAATTATAATGCTACAATTAAAATTGACGACAAGGACTTTGAAGCAACAAACCCTGGCGTATGGACCCTTAGACTACACGATCTTTTAGATAGTGAAAAGTTTACGGATTGGGATCAATATAAAGATGATGAGATAAAATGAAATCACCTAGAGTAAGTGTTATTAAAGATAATATAGAAAAAGGTTCTCGTATTCCTAATGCTAAAAATGATTGTTCTGTAGGACAATGGGCAGATGAAGAATTAACTAAAAAAGGTCACAAAGTTGATAAAAAAGGTACTGTTGATATGACAGAATATGGCATAGACAACAAGACTAGAAAAAAAGGCAGTAAGGCCAATCATACTATCGGATCCTGGCTTAAGAAAAAAATAAAAGATACTCCTAATTGGGAAGACACTCCGTTTTATAAAAAATCAAAAAATCAAAATCAAATCGAATGGGATCCCGATTTTATGGAAATCAGCAAAGTAAAAATTGTTGATATGGAAATTGATATTATTCAAAAAAATCTAAAAGAGGGTTACGATGATTGCCGGGCTCAAATGATTAGCGGTAATCATAATAAAGAAATTAAAAGTAAAAATGGCTGGGTTGTCTTTGATGGATACAACAATTCAAAATCCTATAGAATGCGTATCACAGATACAGCTATGAAAAAAATTCACAACATTTCTGGAAGCAGAGATACTTTTATAAGGCATTTCGAATTAGTATGATTATTAAACAAGATATTAGACCATTAAAGATGATTTGGGTTACTTTCAAGAAAGAAGGTATTCACAAATTTCCAGCCGCACTAACAGATCCTAACCTAAATAAACCAGGTGAATGGGATGATGTTAGTTTTCTAGGCTATCCACACAGACATATATTCCATTTTAAGGTCTGGATCAGTGTTACACACAACGATCGAGACATAGAGTTTATTCAATTTAAGCGTTGGTTAGAGCGTCTTTATGAGGCAAACCTACTTCAATTGGATTATAAGAGTTGCGAGATGATGTCAGACGATTTGTATGACGCTATCTCCGACAAGTATCCAGGCCGTGAGGTTTGGATTGAGGTCTCCGAAGATGGAGAAAATGGTTCATTTATCAAATATTAATCCTAATAGGAAAAATTAAATTATGTCAGTTCCAGGTTATATTCAAAAAACCCTTTTTATGAAACCCGAAGTTAAGAAGATCTTTAGTGATCTTGAGGAATGGCTCGACCATTGCCGTCTTAATCTTATTAATTATAACCCAGCAGATTTGTACCGCTCTAAAGAGTACAAGGACTTTCAGCGTCAGAAAGAGTATTTAGAACGCAAGGCTCGCCGTGCCGCAGAAGGTAAGCCAGAACCAGTTCGTCAATACAAACCACGCCATGAACGTTTTTCTAATTGATTTAGAAGCCGTTGAGACAAGGTACACGGGTCAATGGAAGACTCATGTACCTGCTCTCTTACGAAAGGCGGGACACAATGTTACAGTCATTTCGGGACCCACTGATATTCCTAGTGCTACTACTCCTGGTGCTTTTCTTAATTTTGGCGGCACCAATATCTATAAGTCTAGCCAAGTGGAACAAATGGGGCGTCTATTTTGCTCCGGATCAGTACAGCCTGGCGATCACTTCATTTTTACTGATGCTTGGCATCCTGGCATCATAAACTTAAAATACATGAGTGAACTACTGAACATTCCAGTAGTCACACATGGCTTATGGCACGCCGGTAGTTATGATCCTCAAGACTTTCTTGGACGTTTAGTTGGAGATAAGCCTTGGGTACGTCACGCAGAGAAGAGTTTTTACGAAGCGTTTGATCACAATTACTTTGCTACAACATTCCATATTGAAATGTTTGGTAAGAACTTACTAGGCAAAAGTGCGTATGTTCCAGAAGCTAATGTAACTAAAAAAGTAGTACGCACAGGCTGGCCTATGGAGTATATGGAAGATACATTAACAATGTATAAGAATATGCCCAAGCGTGATTTAATTCTTTTTCCGCATCGCATCGCGCCCGAGAAGCAAGTTGAGATTTTTCGAGATCTCAAAGAACACTTGCCACAATACGAGTTCGTAGTTTGTCAGGATCAACAGCTAACAAAGAATGAATATCATAATTTGCTAGGCGAAGCAAAGATTGTGTTTAGTGCCAACTTACAAGAAACGCTAGGCATTAGTTGTTATGAAGGTGCTATTGTAGATGCTATTCCCATGGTTCCGGATCGTTTGAGTTATTCAGAAATGTATTTTGACTCATTCAAATATCCAGACGAGTGGACAATGAATTTTGAAGCATACAATGTCAATAGACAAAATGTATGTCATCGTATAATTCAATACATGGACAATTACGAAAAGTTTTTACCAACGTTACGTAAGCAAACACAAAACTTAACAGAACATTTTTTCTCTGCCACTGATTTACTTGAGAATATCAAATGAACAAAATTGGAATTATTGGGCTTGGATTTGTAGGTAACGCTATCTATCGATCAATTGAACCTTATTCTTATGGCCAAGGCGCTCTAGTAATTTTAGATCCTGCTAAAGGACATAATACATCATATGAAGAACTTTATGAATGTGAAGGAATATTTGTATGTGTTCCTAGCCCAATGAAGGCCGATGGATCTTGCGATACTTCTATTTTAGAATCTGTACTTTTGAATCTAAAAAATTATGAAGGTGTTATTATTTCTAAAGTAACAGCACCGCCAGACGTATATCAACGTCTAAATGATCAATATCCTAATCTAGTTCATGCTCCAGAATTTCTTACTGCGGCCAATGCTGTACGAGATTATGCCAATGGTACATTTGCCATTATCGGTGGGCGTATTAAAGCCTACAGAGATGCGGCTGAAATGATCATTAGACTATCTCAGCGTGATTTGGAAACTGTAAAGTTTTGTAGTATTAAAGAAGCCGCATTGGCAAAATATGCTATCAATTCTTTCTTAGCCACCAAGGTTATTTTTATGAATGAACTTTATAATTTGGCTAACAAAGCAGGATTGAATTACGATATTGTTTCAAATTTAGTTAAACAAGATCAACGCATTGGTTCTAGTCATATGATGGTACCGGGTCCGGACGGGCAATTAGGATTTGGCGGGGCTTGTTTTCCAAAAGACACAGAAGCATTAGTAAATTACGCAAAAAGCGTTGGTGTCGATCTAAGTGTTTTGATAACCGCAACACAGAAAAATACAATGCTGAGGTTGACAGAACCTAAATAATCGTTATAATATAGACTTAGGAGAAAAGATTGACTACATTTACAACAGAAGATTTACAGAATGTTATTAAAGGCGCAGAACAAATGAGTGATAAAGGATATGAAGAAGCATATTTAGGAGATCATCTTCGTTTCAAAATGAAGCGTGAAGGTAAACGTTTCTGGGCTGGCGATAACATTAGTGACTATGTTACCGAAGAATATAAGGCTAAACTGATCGACGAAGCAACAGAAGCATTTGAAACTGTCTTAGATCGATTGCTTATTGATCGTGAAAATGATCCTAACTCAAAAGGCACAGCTAAACGGATGGCTAAGATGTATTTTAACGAGATAATGGCAGGCAGATATGACCCAGCACCAGATGCTACAAGTTTTCCAAATGAAGTCGAAGATGGCTATAAAGGTATGCTTGTTGTACGCTCTGAGCTACGAAGCATGTGTTCACATCACCATCAGCCTGTTGTTGGTGTTGCTTATATTGGCATCATCGCCGCTGACAGACTTATCGGTCTATCTAAGTATACTAGGATCGCTCAGTGGTGCGCTCGCCGTGGTACGCTACAAGAAGAATTGTGTAACGACATCGCAAGAGAAATCAGCAACGCAACAGGTTCAAAGAACGTAGCAGTCTATATCCAGGCAACACATGGTTGCTGTGAGAATCGTGGTATTATGGCAAAGAGTTCATTAACTCAGACTACCGTATTAACAGGTGCTTTCAAAGACGATGCTGATACTAAGAAAGAGTTTTTTGACAACATCAAACTACAACAGGAATTTGCTACTAAATGATGGGCGATATAATTCTTCTCTTTGTTGTGTTAGGTCTTGGCATGTTAATTGGACACAATTGGCACTGGGAAAGCGAACGCAAGTATAAAGCACGACTATTGAAAGAATTAGATAGCGAACTTAAAGACGAACTAACTATAGCAAACAATCTAAATGATAGTCTTAAACAAGACTTGTCAGAATTAAAGATTAAACTACGTAAACTAGAATTGGAGAAAAGAAATGGCAACTAAACAAAAGGAGACTAAAATGTCAAAATTAAGCAAATTAAGCAAAGTAAACGAATCAATCACTATCAATCGTTATGACAACGGCTTTATGGTTGAAGTAGGCGGTCGTAATGAAAACGATGATTGGAAAACTGCCAAAGTACTATGTAATACAGAAGACGAAATGCTTGCTGTAGTACAAGAATGGAATACGATGGAAGTTGAATAATCAATGTCAACAGCAAAACAAATATTTGATGAAATGTTTGATAAAATCAAACAGATGGAAATATTTGAAGTTAAAAAGAAAGTAGAAGATAATTGGTTACCAATGGGCTACGTTCCTTTTAATATTAAAATAAAAAACAACATAGCAACATTTGAAGTTCATGCGTTAACAGAAGATGACGCTGAAAATCAAGTAACTCATTATCTAAACAATATGGAAGACGAAGGCTGGGATGGCTAAATTCTTAAACTTTTTAGAACGCATCGGTCGCAAAGTTACTATTATGGATCGTGTTAATAACGAACCATATCTAGAACGTTACTATCTATTTTTAAAAGATCGTAAGAGATTTCCTTTTAATGTATTTTTACATAAATTCTTAAAAGGCGATCCAGACGATGTACATGATCATCCATGGCCCTATGCTACCTTAATTCTTAAAGGCGGCTACTATGAATGGATTCCACAATTTAATGCTGATGGAACAAAGTCATGTGAAGTCCGTAAATGGAGGGGCCCTGGACATTTTCGCATCTGTGGTTCTAACAGTTATCATCGTATCGAATTAAAAGAAGGCGTTACTACCTGGACTTTGTTTATGCCCGGACCTCAGACACGTGAATGGGGTTTCTTAGTTAATAATAAATGGATCAATCACGAACAATACTTAAAGGAACGCAGTGAACAAGCTAATCATTAAAGACAGAGAATATAAAGGACTTATACATAAAATTTGTCGCGAAATTGCAAATAGCAAATGGCGACCAGATTACATTGTAGGTATTACTCGCGGAGGCCTAACTCCTGCCGTAATGATTAGTCAATATTTTAATATTAAGATGAATAGTCTTGATATTAGTCTTCGTGATGGCGGAGATCTTGTTTCTAATGCTGGTATGTCAAGCGATGCTTTTGGTCATAAAGATTACGATTCAATGGCATCCGGAGATGGTAAGAAAAAGATTCTTATTGTAGATGATATTAATGATACCGGTGCCACATTTAATTGGTTAATGAATGATTGGCAATCTTCTTGTTTCCCCGGTGATGATCGTTGGGAAAATGAGATATGGAATCATAATGTTAAGTTTGCTGTAGTAGTTGACAACCTTGCTAGTGAGTGTAAAATTAAAATGGACTTTGTAGGCATGGAAGTCAACAAAGCCGAAAAGGATGTATGGATCGAATTTCCATACGAGGAATGGTGGACTAAATGATAAAAATAAAAGATGGCAGTAAATGGGCAGGTACTGGATCAGATATATTTTACGTAATACATACAGTTGAAGTAGACGGTCATACCTGGGTTCATTATAGAAAAAACAAAGATTCTAAAGAATACAGTTGCTACTTAGAAAGTTTTTTAGAAAGATTTAGAGCATTACCAGACTAAGGAAAAACAATGATTGAAAAAATTTTTGACGGACCAGAAGAAATTGAGCAAAGCGAAGCTCCATGGGATGATACGGTTAGACAAGACTTTCATGTGGTTGTTTATCGAGACAAGTATCCAGTAACTCCTGGACACATGTTGTTCGTGCCTAAATATAATACGATGGGAATACTTAAAGATGCTTTTGAAGACGCAGTTCAAGAAGGTAAAAGAATGGTGGAAGCCGGAGAATGGGACGGTTTCAATGTTGGGCTTAATTACGGCCCAGCTGCAGGTCAAACTGTGCCTTGGCCTCACATCCATCTCATACCGCGTAGAAAAGGCGATGTCGAAGATCCCATCGGCGGTGTACGAAATACAATACCGGGCAAAGGCAACTATCGCTCGCCGAACTATAGAGCAGATTAAACCTGCCGAGTTTAAGTGGCAGTCTGACTCCAAACAGATGGGAATTATAGCACAACAAATTGCCCCACTCCCTGCGTCATTTTTTCAATCTGTTAATGGGGGAAATCTTGGCGCAATAGGTTCGCCATATAACTATCAAGCTGGATTAGGAATAAGTATGCCGCCACCGACTACTAATAATTCTATTCAATTTAATAATAAAAACAGCCAACCAGTATTAATTATTACACACGACGGTGATGTAGAATGGCACGGCAAACCTTCTGAAGCCGCAGAAGCATTAACACGTACTTTCCAATTTAAAGTGGAAGATATGAAAGGTGTTACCAAAGCCGCACGTAGACGATATTATTGGCGAGCTATTGATAATTTGGCCAAGAAATCCGAAAAGATGTCGGCTGAAGAATTTGTTGACTTTGTACGCAAACAAGCGTACAATAGAGAATGTAGAGTACTCATTGATACATTAAAAGGAGAAGTAAATGTTACATGAATCCATTAGACATACAGCTAAAGAAATGGTAATTAAAGAACACAATGGATATCGCCTTGTGTTGAGAAAACACGAAGTAATTTCCCCTAAAGGATTATTCAGCATTGATATGATCCAACAATCTTTAAAAGATGGTGAAATTGTTGATTCTCAAACATATAGTTTCTTCATGACTGAGGACGAGTTACAAGCATTGGCGTACGGACTAACACAATGAAAGTAAAAGAATTTCATACTACAGACTTATGGTTTCCGGATCATACACGATATAAAGTTATCGTTAAAAATGTACG